TTAATCATCTGTATTAGCAATAAGAAATCGCATGATACTAGAGAAAAATAAGAAGACAAAAAAACCAGCAAAATACCCTGCTGTCACTAGCAAAATTGTATATTTCACATTAACATCTAATACACTCAGATAACCCAATATAAGTAAATAGAAAGCAGATAAATTCACGTTTAATTCTGTTATATATCTTATTACATACCACCTTTCCGAATTTAACTTATAACATTCAGTAAGTTTCTCCCAATAAAAATGATATATAATAAGCAAAAAAACTGTTATTATTCCTCCTAATATCACTAAGTAGGCTAAAAAGTGCATTATCATTACAAATACTAACAGAACCTTTTTTAAATATTGATGAGCCATCAATTCCATAAATTGATTATTTAAATCTACAAAAAAATTATAATCAAAACTTTTAATAAAAAACAAAAAGGTCAGCAACAAAAAAAGAATTACTTGTATTTTCTGCAATGAAATTTCTTTAAATTCCTTTATACTACGAATTGCTTGTGTTTCAAGTGCCATCTATATACCTCACTTCTTAACTTGTATTTAATAAGAATGACAGTATTTATTCTCCTATATTTCTTACTAAATCCAACAATAACTATTTCCCTGCACCTACCTTAAACAAGGCGTTTAATACATCCGCTTCTTTAAACCTTAAATTTGCAAAATCCTTCTCAAAATCTTGTCTAATAATATTTACTTTTACCCTATATATCCAGACGTTTACTATTGCTTGTCTCTCAGCGTTCCTTAACAGTAAATCATCTGCATCTTGTTCTGATGTTATTTTTTTAATTTCCTCACATAATAACTCTTGATGTATTAAAGTTTCCTCTAGTTCGTTGCAAATAAGATTTGCTAGTTCCAATTGACTTTTTGTATAGGATGTTTTAGAGATTTTTTCTTTTGTTTTCTTTACATCTATTTTTAATTGCGAAAAATCTATCAATTGAATTGTTAAATAGTGCAACTTTAAACTCGTTAAAGGTCTGCTCTTTAATTGTTCATAAATTGTTTTTTCATTCTCTAATACAGACAGCCACAACCCTAAAAAATATTTTAAAGATAAAGTGGAATCAAATTCTTTTCTACCTTTATTTTTAATTAAAAGAATAAAAATATTGAAAATGATTGTCACAGCAATTATTATGATTCCAACATCCGCTAATCTAGATATAAAATTCATTAATTATAACTTCTCCTTTTCAGAAAGCAAATCTTTTTACACTGGTACATCAAACATCAAAATAAACATTTTATTAATCTGCCAAAATACCAATAAAAACAAAAACTATAACAATAATTATAATTAAAATCACGCCACAGCCAACCATGTCCATGGTTTGCCCTTTATCAAATTGTTCTTTCCTTCTTTTATACTCTTCTGCCCCATATTCCATATTATTAAATTCACTGTTTCCAGAACGTTTATTTTCTTCTACTTGTTGCAAAAGTTTTGTATACAATTTAATATCGCATTCTATTAAATCTACATATCCATTATGATATCTAACTATTACATGAAACGTAGAATCATTCTTTGCAGACAAAGCCCCTGCTAATGCTCCTGCACCACCTAATGCAATATTACCAATAACACCTCGGACTACAGCACTTTGTACATTTTTCGCACTATCTTCACTCACAATTTCAACCATTGAAATATTCTGTTTCCATTTGTTAGTATCAATATTTATCAATTCACTTTTCACTTTTTGTCCAATAATTAATTCTTGATTACGCCAATTTAATGTATATCCTTCTTTTAGTATCTGTCCTGTTACCGTTATCCCTGTAAAAGGTTCTAACTTCCCCATTTACATGCCCCACTTCCCTTTTATAAGTTTCGCACTTTATTAATAAAATACCATATTTTTCTATGCATATAAACTTCCTATTATGTACTATTAAAGAAATTTTGAACTTATTCCAAACAATCATGAAAACGAAAATTGAAAAGATTCACGACTCAAAAAACGACCTTTCAAATTTACTTGTACTAGGTTTCAAGAGTCAACTCAATACAAAACATCGTGAATCAATCAAAATATCATAGAAATAAAAATAAAGGCATATCATGAGATATGCCCAATATTTCTATTACCAAGGTGAAGGTTCATCTAGTAATACCGTTAATTGCTCGCCAGAATATCGTTTAGGTTGTAAATAAACAGTATTTATACCATCTGTGTAGATAGATTCTATTGTTACAAACCACTCACCTGTATGACCTTTACCAATAACACAAGATTCATCTGCTTCAATATATGTATTTGTAATTAAATCACTTCCCCAATCATCCATCCCAACTTTTACACGATAACCACTAAAACCATCCCAATTAGTTTTCTTAAGTTCCTCCGACCATGTTAAAAGACCATTACCAGAAGATGAATCATTATATGATTCCAATGTTATCTCTGTTGCTTCTGCACCTGTTGGAAGATTGCTTGTTGGTGGTTCTGGCTCTGGTGTAACACTTCCACGTTGATAGAAAGTATCATCAATTTGGCTTGCCCAATCAGAAGGTTTACTTGTACTAGATGACCAATAAATATTATTAACGTAGTCGGATTTATCATTTCTAATACCTAAACGACAAGTAATGTTTAGATATCCTTTCTTTTCAATAGATACACCGATAATGTCATAATTTCGCTCACCTAAAACAATTTCACCGTCACCTTTTCCCACAAGATTGATGACTCTTCTTGTACTAGGTGTATCTCTTACAAACACGTGAATCTCTGAATCAAGTGTAATCATCTCAACTGTACTTTGATAATGTTGTGTATAATCACTTGTACGCTGAATGATTGCAGGACATTTTAAAAGATATTTACTTGTTACACCTGCATAGTACAGGTTAAAGATGATATCCTGCTCTGCTTGTCTCATAATTCCTTTGTAATTTTCTGCACGTGGTACAGTTACTTGATTCCAAATCATCCAATACATGTTGTTGTAATAGATGTAATCGCCACGCATCAAAGGAAAGTCAGTAGAGATATATTTATCATTAAACTCCCTAGTGTCTGTACTTGTGATGATTCCATACTTCTTAGCACCATTCACAAATACTTCTTGTCCTGCCAACGATAGCATGTCGTTGAATGCGTTGTATTGTATCTTAAAAATATTAAACTTATCCATTGTTTACTCTCCTTTCTTATTGGAATAAATTAAAGAAATTGCTAGGTGCAGAATCTTCATTTGGCATTTGACGAATCGTTTTCTCCAGTTGGTCAATTCGTGACTGCAAATACTTAGCAAAACTGTCAATTGTCATGTCGTCCTGTCTGTAATTTTTGATTAAATGTGGTTGGTTTGCAATTGAATTTAAGATTGCCAGTGCAGTTGAATAAATTGCTTTCTTATTGGCTTTTGATGAAGCATTGTAAGTTGCATCACCGTTAATTCCTTCTTCTTCTAAGTACACAAGTAATTCTTCATACGGTAATTCAATACCACCGATTTCCATTTGTAATCTTTCAATATTATCCATATCTATATTCTCCTTTGTAATTGATTTGTTATATATTAAACATTCGTGAGAATTACAAACTAGTTTGTTTATATATTCTTGAATGTGGGTAGGTGTATCCAATGGCTCATTGTTATAGAGCCATATTCCTTCATATGTAAATACGAATATATGTGTTTTAGCGTTGTGATGTTCCGCAATGTAGAACCCATTCAGTTTGATTCCATTGACTTCATATTCCATGTTCTCGTCATCCTCAAAACGAACAAGAGTTGTATCATATGGAGTGAATAACAATTCTTGATACAGCATGTCTGCAACATATGGATAGATCACTTCATATTGTTCCGTTGTCATTAACGGGCGTTGTTTGATTGGGTTTAATGTTGGGTACGTTGATTTGATTTTGTTTTCTAGATATAATAGAGATTGACTAGGTAAATTTAGGATAGAATCAAACATCATGGATTCTCCTTTCTAAAAATTTTTGGGGTGTGTGTTGAGAGGTTGGCTAGAGGGACATTTTGCGAACATGGGGTAAAGCGTTCGTTCGGGTTTACCATCTCTCAATGAAGACAATTCTCCCAAAAGAGTAATTACCGAACAATTAAGTACCCCCATAACGCTCATTATGGGCTAGTTTACATAACCAATATTATACGCAGTCATGACACACGAACATTTATTGATGATCCAGTCGTAATGTTCGTGTTTTGTTTTACATTCATTTACTTCCAAATGCACTCATTCACCAACCCAAAACCGAACAAAAATGAGTGAAGCGAACGTTCATTCTCTAAATACCCCTCTCATTTTTGCTCGTTTATTTTCTGGCTCGGCTCATCCTTGCTCACGTGTATTACTTAAAAGTGTGTCGCATGAAAGTAATACCTTCACATCAATAAACACTGATATAACAATGTTCCTACTAACTCCCAACTCACATTCACAACACTTACATTTGCCGTTCTTACTTCTCGACTACATCCTCTTTCTTAGTTGCAACGTCTTCTTTTACATCCTTTGCCTTTGCTTGCTCATGCTCATTGACCTTGTCATTGACTTGCTTCTGCTCACTCACTCGTTGCTCACGTTCAAGTATACGCTTCAACTCTAGATGCTCATTGCTAACATATGGATTGATTGCAACCAATGACTCAATGCTGATTGCACCTACTTGATACATCTTAACTAAGTTATCAATGACCTCTGTCTCATTGACTGGTCTTGCATAGTGGAACACCATATCTAATGAGTCAATAGCATCTTCACTGTATGTCTTACCTTGCTTACCTAACAGACCCATTACCTTGTCAGTGCGTTGTTCTAGTCCCTCTCTCAAGTAACGCTCGTTGAGTCCCCCCTTCATGTCTGCAAGTTGATATAACATTCTCATACTCATCTCACTAAGGTTACTTACATCACTAGCATTTAAAGCAACAGCAGGTACAGATGCAATGTTAATCAGTTGTTGCATAAGAGTATTGAAGATTACCTCAAATGCATTATGATTGATACTATTACTTACCATTTTGAAATCAGCACCATCATCTAAAGTAATTCCTCCACCAACGATATGAGGATTCAGTCCCTCTCCTTTTAGTTGTTGTCCAATAACAACAGGAATTGGGTTATGATGTTTATAGAATGAGTCGCTAAACTTAGATAGTAAATCCTCCATAGCATCAATGATATTAATGAAGTCATCTAAATCACTCTTTCCAAATGTCGTGCTTAATTCATTATCTGTTTTATAGTGAATTGGCAGACCGCTAACATTCTTATAAGAACCCACAACAAGTAAGTCAATACCTCCAATTGTTGAATACTTCACTACTTCCTCTGGTGTATAGACAACATAGAAATCACTCTCTAACGATGTATAATACTCAACGAATGCAATCATGTCGTTCTCATCATTATAGATGGGATATCCGCATTCAGTAGGAACGACTTTACTACTCACGTTCCCATCATCTTTGATATACACATACTCATATGCGTTACCATACTTCACTAAGTTATTTAGCAGGTCGAAGTTAATCTTGTCATACTTACCTTTCTTGCACAATCGTTTCATATCGCCAACAATTTTTTCTTCCCCAGTAAAAGTTACTGGTTTTTTTAATAAGTAAGTAGTTTCTAGATTCACAATTAATTTTGCATATTGTAATAAAATTGCTCGCGGTTCATATGGTTTACCGTTATAATCTTCTACAACTCTATTCGAGATAGCATGTTTACCATCCAAATATTTTTTCTTCTCAATTGTGTCTAAAATTCTTTTCTGGTTTCCAAAATGCTTAACCTCATCTACAAACCAGAATGAGTTACCGTTATGTACGGTTTTAATATAATCTTTTAATTTCATAATTTTTTTCCTTTCCAAAATAAAAAGCACTTTCAAGATGAAAGTGCTTCTGAATTATCTTCTTTAATTTCTTCTGTAGTATTAAGAATTTCATTTAAAAAATATCCTTGAAATCTTTTTACATTCTCTGAGTGATAGATATAATTTTTCCACATTAACCATATTAGTGAGCATTGTACGCCAATAAAAATTAAATAATATAATTCAAATTTCAATTTAAATACCAGTAAAATAACCGCTAGCGATACTATTGAACTATATAATAATGTGCCTATTCCATGTGTTGTTCTTAAAAGGTGACTATATCTTCCAACAATATAATCTCTCTTTTCAACAACCATACCACTTAATTTACTTTGCCATACATATTCCAAAAAGAAATAATCTTCCTTTTCATCTTGTCCCCAAGTTTCTGTATACGGAAAATTTTCTACCTTATCAGTAATGGAATTAATCTTTAAATCTTTTCTCAATACCCATTTAATTGCAAAATATGACTGACTTATTAAATATCCGATAGGAACCCCAATGCTGGCTAATGTAACTAATATGCCCAAACTTTTTACTAAATCATTTAACACTAAATTCTGCACTAATGATGGATTTACTATAATTAAAGCAAATAATATCCACATTATAAAAACCCATCCAGGGATTCCCCAACGAATAAGATACTTGGTTTCAAACTTCAATATAATCCCCCTCCTAATATAAATATACATCAATAAGGAGGACATTCCTATATGCTAGATATCATCAAACATACCATTTATTTTGTTTAATACCTTGAATTGCTAATGCCATAGCAATTACACAGTCATCATGTTTGTCATTACCTTTTTTATTTCCTGTTTTCCCATCTGTTTCAATGAAAATCTGCATTTGCTCTAGTGTTTCTTGACAGTTTATAAAAATCACTTCTAATTCGAATTGTTCTTTTAAATCTGTAATCATAATATTTTTTGTTACTTGTGTAGTTTGATATCCTAGTTGTAATTGTTTTTTACCTGATTGCTGATTGAAAACTTTATGCTTGTACAAATTCATATACTCATATTCTTTTCGTAAACGTTCCAAGATTGGCGTACCAAAAGAGTTTCTTTCTACTGTTAAGAAAGCATAATTATAAAAATTCCCAATAATATCAAGTAACTTAGCAAATTCATAAACAGGAATTTTATTATCATAAAAACTTAGCACCTGTTCACCATCTGCATTTAAAATTGAGATAGTAGAATAGTCGCCACCGCTACCGCTTGCAGTATCTACACCTGCATAATATTTAATTCCCTGTTTTGGTAATTCATAAATCATTAACGATTTTCCAACGTATTTCGCAATACTATCTGGAATATCCATCTTTATATTATAATATCGCAATGGTTTAGAAATGTATTTTAAGCGTTCGACAATCTTTCCTTGGTCGAAAACATTTAATCCACTACTGATAAAGGATTCCATTGGGGTTGCAGGAAATTCTTGATAGAATTGTTGTAGAGTCATATCAAGTAGTTTCCATCTACGCCACATTAATTGTTTAAGAGTTGCCCCTTGTTCATATAAAAATAATTCTTCTTGCTCTAAATCATCTTTAGTAAGGCGTTTTCCTTTATTATCTGCCTTGTACCATATTTCTGCTTCATCATAATCATCTTTGAATTGTTTTGCGTATGAGGAAGAATAGAAAGGGAAGAAAAATGCTTTGTATTTTGAATTTCCCTTATATGCGTTCATGAAGAGTTTTTGATAGGAGTTGAAACCATTTGAAGTTGTTTCAATTACTAATTTTGATGTTTTACTCTTTGCCAATGCTTGTTCTGCTGATAATAATATTGAATCTTGATTCTCATAGAATGCAAATTCTGATAAGAGAATGTATTCATATGTAGTACCACGACCAACATCTTTACCACCTGCTGTTGCAAGTGTAATAGATGAGCCATTATCAAATTTCATTTGTCCCCTGTTGTTTTGTACATCTTTTGGAAACTTAAATTTGTCATGTGGAAGGTCATCGTACATCATTTTTAATTTGTCAAATAATGATGTTGATGACTCCTGTTTATAGGAAACAATCAAATAGTTTGTTCGTGACCTGTTCATTGCCATCCATAAACACAAAGCCAATGACATGGTACTAAAACCAATTTGTCTTGCCTTCGTAATTACATTAAATCTATCCATTTCATCAATGAATTGCTCTTGTTGTTCGTTTACTACGAAAGGCACATAATCACCTGTATTTGTCGTGATTTTAACGAAATTCTTTAACCACGATTTAGGATTTTCATTAATTAATTTTAGTTTTTCTGCTGTAGTAAGTTTTCCTGCCATTATAAAATCAACCCATCGTCTTCTGCTTCTTTATCTACTTTAGATAATTCTGCACCTGCTTTAATGATACCGTTGATTTCTTTATTAAGAGTTAAAAGTAACTTAACTTGTTTCTCATCACCTGTTAATGCTTTTTCTCTCACGACCTTGTAAATAGTATGTATATCATCAATCATTTTAGATTGTAAATATAGTGCCACCAAATTTGCATATTCTGGTGTCTTTTCCCAATTTGTAAAACCATTCATAGTTTTTCTACCAACTGAAACAAGAAATTCTTCTTCATTCTTTGGCTGAATAGTTTGATTGAATCGTGTATCTGGGAATTTATAATTAAAATACATTCGATTCTCTTTTGTAACTTTCTGTAATGCTTCTTTTAATGTCATTCCAATGACCTCCTTTATAATTTAGGTTGTTTTTGTAACTAAAAACACCTTAGGAACGTACGTTTGATTTATGTGAATTTTATATGTTATGATTATATTAAATTAACTTAGAAAAGAGGGATTCATTTGAGTGAGGTAATAAATATAATTAATAATTTCAGGCACTATTCATCTTGGCTAAGCACTTTAGAAAGAATCGATGAAACATTATGGTCTAAACCGATAGCCGAGGGTAAATGGTCTGTAAGTGAGATAATAGCCCATATTATGAATTGGGATAATCATCTATTAACAGAAACCCTCCCATCTGTACAAAATGAAAAGGGAATGGAGTTTCCAGATTTCGATATACATAATAAAAAAGCATCAAACTATGCAAAATCAGGCATATCACAATCAAAACTTCTTGAAGAAGCAAAAGATACTAGGGAACTACTTGCAAAAGAACTTAACGAATTGTCATCCGAAAAGTTAAATCAGCCATTAACTGCAAACGGTGTAACTCATTGTCCACATACTGGCACACCCTATTCACTCATATATATTGTTAATGAATTTACAGACCACGATAACCACCATAAAAGACAAATTATACAATTCCTAAAGGAAAACAACTTGGACTAATTCGAATTGTTTTTTATGCACTTCTTAACATCTCAATCACTACTGATTACTAAATGTAAAAGGTAGGTTATTCGGTGTAGGTAAATAAATACATAGATTATCTTGATGTTCTTATTCATATAGAACGTAGTGATATATAAATATATATATTATTACACCGAATTTCCTACCTTTTAGAAATCTGTATTAAAAATTCACACTCACAATGGCAAACTTTCAAATTCCTTTATCATTTCTTTTTGTTTTTCATGTTGTTCTAATGTTTTTACAGTACGCTTTTTATATGGTACTGGTTTTAAGTTAAATAGGTTGGCATTTTCAACCACTACATATGTATTTGGTGGTGTTTCTAAATCACCCTTATCTATAATGTAATCACTTGCATAACATTTGATTAAACCATATTTTTTAAGTCCATCTAATGCTTTATCTCTTGATGTTGCTCTAACTCCTGTTACTGCTGAAATTTTTTCAATTGACACGTCAATACTGCCACCATTCATACCACAACGACTATATAAATAAGCATAAATGTAAAATGCTGTGCAACCTAAATCCTTATTCGTCATACATTCAATAAACACTTCAAATGGTACTGCATGAGTGTATTCTGGTTGATAGAATGTACCGTAAAACTCTTCACCATCAACCTCTCTATCCTCCATTGCAAATATAGGGTATTTGATTTGTCTTCTTTTAACATTAACTTCAATACCCATTGTTTTTAATTCTTTAATATCTTGTGGATGCCTTGCATTTTGTTGTTCTTCATATGTTGTAAAACCATCAAATACATTATTTGTTTCATCCCAATGCCATTGTATAGGTGCTTCTTTAAATGACTGTGTTTTGGTCAAACCTAAACGGTCTAAGACACCATTCTTTTTGATTACATAGTTAAAATCTTTGTTCTTAGGTGAAATGCCTAATACTTCTTTAACTCCCTTTACATCCGTTACCTCTTCACTCATTACACCATACTTTGCATATCTGTAAAGCCAAGTGATGTAGTAAATGTATGTATATGCTACTGCAACATGTGGTGCTTTTTTACTCATTAACTCTTCATCTTTTGACAAGATTTCAAAGATATTATTTGGAATTGCTATGTAATTTTCCTTTTCATTAAATTCTAATTTGTATTTCAGTTCTTCCTTAGTAAAATAAACTGCCATAAAATATTTTCCCCTTTGAATTATCTATAAATTTTAATTATCAAATTAAAAAGCCATGATTAATGTCATGGCTTTTACTACTTACTTATCTAAATTCATTTTTTCTCCATTATCATGATATTCCGATAATGCTTTCATTAACTCATCTGTCTTCTTAAATTGCCAAAACCTTCTCATCGTCTTATCGTGGAAAGCAGTACAAATATATTTAAGAACTTTCTCATATCTTAAAAACTCATATAAATTTGTTGAATAACAGTAAAAGTATTCTTTTTCTTGAAACATTCTAATTTCCCCTTTTTTAATTTCCCCTCACCTTACTTGAAGGTTAAACTAATAGTATTCTTTTGTGTAAGAGCCATAGAGAAGATTTCTTTTTTATACTTCTCTTCAATCATGTCTTTCGTATAAGATGTGTAGTTTCTTAACTCCACTTTCTCTCTTCGAAAACGCTTTCTTGATTTGAAACAACAAATAGGCAACTCAATAGGTAAACCTAATACCTTTGAGATACCCTCTAAATACATCTCCGTTTGTAGTTGTCCATTCACAAGTTCTATTTTCATAGAAGAATTGTATTTCTTTTTGATATTCGCAAAATCTTTCAAAGTGTATTTATTCTGAATTTCAATTAACCCTTCGAAACCTAACTTTCTTAACCACTCATTTTGAACCGCCTCGAACCCCGTATAATGACCCTTATAGGAAGCATCTATACTAAGTAGTAACATCTTTCCCTCGTCACTCTCTGGAAGCGGTAAACCATAAAAAGCCCACATTAGAAGTGCTGTACTCATTGCATACTTCTTTGTGTAGTTATCTCGGTCAATGTTTTCTATTACATTAGGATTAGCAGACAAAGTATTTACTTTTCCATATCTGGACAATCTTACAACATGGTTATCCCAAGTCATTCCTTTTTCTAATGCAATATCAACACCAATTGCTTTTCGTTTGTCACCATCAACTGAATAGAAGTTGGTAAAATCATAGAAATGTTTGATTTCATATCCTTTAATACTCTTCAAAATAGAAGCACCAACTAAACTATCTAGGTCATCTGACAAACAAACCGTATAATCTCCGTTTTCATTAACCCATTGCGGAAATTTTTCTTTAAATTCTTTCAACATAATAAAGCGAAAGTATGTAACTTTCACTCTTGAAACTGCATAATTTTAAAACTAAATAAAACCACAATTTTATATTGTGGCTACCTTTTATCTCTTGTATTCCTTGTATCTCCTATGCTTATTGGAATACAAGAGTTTAAGTAACTAACACCTTCACATTGTTCACTCCTTTAATTTATCTTTCATTTACCTAAAACTTAATAAGAATCTATATACTCTTTATACTTTTTCACTTTCTCTTTATCCATCTCACAATCTCCTGTTTCATACCTGGAAAGGAGAGATGGACTACAGCCAATATACTCTGCTAACTGGCGTAAACGTATTTTTTTCTTTCTACGTTCGATAATGTACATATCCTTAATGCTCATTGTATTTAACCTCCTATTCCACTCACTTTTTTTAATACTTGTTAAAATAAATAAGGTAAGAGGGATTTCCCTCTTACCTTATTAGGATTATGTATTTAATTACGCTTGTTTAAGGTTGTAAACTGCAACTGCTTTTTTACTTCCAACCTCAAGTGTCGCTTCTGCCACAACTTGACCTTTATCATTGTCACCAGTTTTACCTAATGCTTGGAATTGTGGTTGACGTAAGAAAGCAACTTTCAGAGCATTTACATCAAATGCAACAATTTTATCTGCTGGCATATAACGGTCTGTAATAAAGTTAAGCACACCGAAAGATGTGTTGATAGAATCAACTTTAATACCGAAATCAGTAGTTACGTGGTTGTAATGGTAACTACCTTTGTATAACTCATCAATTTGCTCTTTTAAGTCGCCACCAACTAAAGCATAAAATTCACCGTTTTCATTACCTGCATCCCAAAGTTTACGTACAATTGACTTAATTTCTGCTTCTGTAATTTTGTTTAATGTAGTACCGTTTACAACGTTACCTGCATCAACGAAATTCAAGACACCATCCATTTTGCGGATACCAGTAGCACCATCGTTCTTAACACCACTGATTAATTTCTTTTCGATACCAATAGCCAATTCTTTTAAACGGTCTTCAATTTCTTGTGTGAATAAATCATTAACTACACCTGTTGCTTGTGCTGTCCCAGATACGCTAGTTGCTTTATAGAAAATTTCCATAACGTTATTTAACTCTGCACGTCCAGATTGTACGAATTGAGTTGCATCTACACCTTCATCAACAGTGATGTCAGCAGTACCATCAAGAGTTTTTTCTCTCCATGTGTGGAATTTTCCTTTTGAGTCAACATATAATCCTTTGCTCATAAGTAATGTGAAAAATGGAGTAGCAATTGGTGCTACTAAAGCGATTTCATCAGTAAGATGAATATTTTCTTGTGTAGTTAATTTTTTAGAATCTAACATTCTTTCTTCCTCTTTCTTTTATTAAAAATTTAATTTTTGACTAATCATAGATTTAGTGTCTTTGTTTTTCTTAGCAACGCTATACCCATCCACTTGTTTATGATTTGTCGGTTTATATCCATTCGCCAACTCTAATTGACCAATGATTTCCTTTAATCTTGTAATTTGATTACTTAATGTTTCCATATCATCTACAGAAACATTGATAAAATCAGCGAAAACTTCAACACCTTCTTCTTTTAAGGTTTGTGCAACCTCTCTTTGCCAAATTGACTCCAATTTTTGCTGAATTTTAATTTCATCATCTGTTAATTCTTTTGGCTTGTATTGTGATAACTCATCAATCTGCTCCTGTAGTACATCTACTTCTTCTTGTGAATAAGTTTTTTCTTCAACTACTTCTTCATTTTGTTGAGTTTCTTCAACTGTTTCTTCAACATCTTTTACTTGTTCTTGCTGTCCTTGATTATTAATTTCATCCATTTCTATTTACCCCTTTTCTTTAATTATTCTTTATGGTCTTTGTTCACTTTGTTCTCAATATGAATCAAACGAACGTCCATTTTCTCCATAGTGTCAGTTACTCTATCTAATGCTTCGCCCTGTTTTTCAATATGGTTTAAAAGGCGTTCTTCACGATTAAGTGAATCTTTCTTAGTATCAGAAAGTAACCAAACAAACAACATAGCAAAAACAGTTGTAGCAGTTATAAAAACTAAATCTAACATTCTTGCTCATCACCCTATTTCTTTTTTGTGATTTCTACCTAAGAAAATAATGCATTCAATTCCATTACTTTGTCTTCTATCTCTTTATGCCTTTGCTCAATACGTTCAAGACGCATATTAACTTTATTTAAGATACGTTCACTCTCTGCTAGAACCGTATCTAATCTATCTTCTTTCACAGAATCAATACCTCTAATAACATCAACAGTGTTGATAATAATTTCTTTCATTTGATTTAACCCCCATTAAAACTTGAAAATAAAAAAGAAGGGTGTGGCTATCCACCCTTCTATAAAAAGGAATAAACTAATTGCTATCGTAAGAAAAAATATAATTAGTTTTCCAAGGGGTTTTACTTCACACTCAATAATCTGAATGGAATAGTAAAAAAACATCCCTCATTAATAATGCCTTCAACTAAAGTGTTTTGTTAACCTTTTGATACTTCAAATAAAATACCCCTCACTAATATAGTATTTATCAAGGCACTTTTGTTAACCTTTCATATATCTAAGTAAAAGCACCCCTCATTAATAATGCCTTCAACTAAGGTGTTTTGTTGCTGTTTTGTATTTGAGAAATAATCCCCTCATATATTAGTGCTTTTCAAAGCACTTTTGTTAACCTTTTTACGTTTTTACTAAAGTACCCTTCATATATTAGTGGCTTATAAGGGTAAAAAGTATGTATTTTATGGTTTTGGATTAATCCTCTCATTAATAATGCCTTTAACTAAAGCACTTTGTACGTGTTTTATGTTTTAATAAATTACCTCTCATATATTAGTGCTTTACTAGACCAAAATGTGACCATTTTATATTTGTTTAAAATATCCCTCATATATTAGTGGTTGGGAGAATACTTTTGTCGCTGTTTTACATTTGTTTAAAAGACCCTTCACTAATAGAGCACTTATCTACATGTTTTTGCAACCATTTTACTTTTAAAAATAATCCCCTCATATATTAGTGCTTTTGGAGGGCATTTTGTACGTGTTTTTTATTTTATGTATTTATCTCTCATTAATAAAGTGTTTATCAAGGCACTTTTGCAACCATTTGATAAAAAGTATTGACTTCGGTCGTCTGTCTTTCATCATGGGATGAGGGTACAGGACAACGGCTAGGGCATAGAACGACTACCTTACATCGCAAAAACAAGAAGATTAATGCAACATAAAGCAGACGTTCATTGTCATTTCTCATGGTCTATCGGGTTAAGGAATCCGTATAGTAACACCTTGTTTGAACGTTAGATTTCCACCTACAACGAACTTTTAACATGCTATGCTTGTCCAACATGCTGAAAGATTTAGGGAAGGAATTGTACTACTGACATTATCCTCAATTACTCATAACCTAATGTTATCTTTCTTATTCGTTGCTACCTGTACCGTAGTACACCAAGCAACCTTTACCAAACCGTTTATGGACGTTCTCTCCTAGACTATACTCAGCGTAAACAAGGAAACGCTTTTGAGAGTATACGCTTAATTTTATGACATCGGCTTAGCGAACCTGTTCAAGTGTTTAGCGTGGTGTTAGGTCATTCCCACGTTCGGAATTACCGTCATTTCACCTAAAAAGGCATTACTGAAGAAACCTTGCATTCCTCGAATTTTTTCGATAAAATGAAGGTGCTAAATGTACGGTTTGTCCGTTATTTAGTTGGGAACAGTGGAGTTTTTCTCCCCTGTGGCTAGTTTTGAGAGTCGGTTTCTTGGCGGGAGCGACTCTTTTTCTTTTGGTTTAAACTTCAATAAAATTTAATGGGTTATATTTATCATTTACATCATGCAGTGCATGACCATAAAGTTTTACATATCGCTCAGTCATTTGAAGAGTTTCATGACGCATAAGTTTCTGTAAATTTAAAGAATCCATTCCCATTTTCAAACACTTAGAAGCAAAATATCTCCTAAAAGCGTGACAAGTTAATCCTTCCATATTTAAATTTCTTTTTAATCGTTTAAATAAAGTTGAAATTGCTTCTGTAGTTAATTGTCGATTCCACTTATCTGGGAACACATATACAACTTCTTTCTCTTCTTCGAAATAAAATTCTAAAAATGTTTTATATTCCGCTAATTCCTTTTGCAATTTCCTTGTGTATGGAATAGTAGCAACGGTTCTTTTCTTCCCATAAGTCATAATTGTCCTATTCCTCATGTCAATATCAGACCACTTTAAATTAACTAATTCTTCTCTCCTAAGCCCTGTAGAAATCAATAGGACTATTACCATTCGATTTCTCATTAAAGCGTAATTTGTCCCTTTATAATGCCCTCTATCAAAGTGTTCAAGAACACTCTTTACTTGCTCATCTGTTAAAACATCTGTTATGGTATCTTCTTTACTAAATTTAATTTTTTTGAATGGATTTTCTTCAACTATCCCTTCTTCTTCTAGGTACTTAAAATACACCTTTAATGTTCGATTCTTTTCATTTATTGTAGATATACTATTTTTCAACTCATGCTTACAATAAATTAAAAACTCTTTTGCAACTTTTGACGTAACTTTATCAGTGTCAAATATCCCTTTATTTACACAAAAGGACTCAAATCTTTTCAAAATTCCTTTATAAGATTTCAAAGTATGTTTACTTAAATTACGTAATTCCCTATCATCTAAAAATTCTTGCATTGCAATTTTATACAACAA